ATGCGGAGAAACACATGGCATACTGTGCTCGGGTAAGTAATCCCTCTAATCAAGAGAATGATAATTTCTCTGGTTTGCTGAAGTATTGTATCAAGCACCAGCACTGGAGTATTTTTGAACAAGCAACAATGACTCTGGAGATTAATACTACTCGTGGTATTGCAGCTCAGATTTTAAGGCATCGTTCTTTTACGTATCAAGAATTTTCACAACGTTATGCTGATAGTTCCTTACTCGGCAAGACGATTCCCCTACCTGAACTCCGTAGGCAAGACACTAAGAATCGTCAGAACTCTATTGATGATTTGGATAAAGCGGTTATCGATAGTTTGAATCGTCAGATGGAGACTTTGTTTGACTCCTCTATGGCACTCTACAATCAAATGCTAGAGCGTGGAGTAGCAAAGGAGTGTGCAAGGTTTGTACTGCCTCTGGCTACGCCTACACGCCTCTATATGACGGGTTCAGTACGTTCTTGGATTCACTACATTGATTTGCGTTCAGGACACGGTACACAGAAGGAACACATGGACATTGCGAATGCTGCTAAGGCAATCTTTATTGAACAATTTCCTGCTGTTGCTGAAGCACTTGAGTGGAATTAATAAATACCCTTATACTTTTTATGTAATCTATGGCTGTATACCCTGTTATCAATAGAGAAACTGGTGAACAAAAAGAAGTTTCAATGAGTGTTCACGATTGGGATCAATGGAGAAAGGACAATCCTGATTGGGAAAGAGACTATTCAGATCCTTCAACCTTTCCAAACTTCGGTGAGGTTGGTGAAGTCTATGACAAACTGAAGAAGTCTCACCCAGGTTGGAATGACGTACTTCGCAAAGCGTCTAAGGCTCCAGGTTCCACAGTAAAACCACTCTAACTTCTCACATGCCAGTAAGAAAAACAAAAAACCCTGTTCCATTCGGAATGAGTAACAAGCAAATGAAAAGAAAGAAACCAATCAATCTAGACTTCATTAAAAAGATTGAACCTCTTACGGAAAACCAAGAAGAGTTCTTTAGATCTTATAAACTAGATCAGAACATTGTTGCTTATGGTTGTGCTGGTACAGGTAAAACCTTTATCGCACTGTATAATGCAATCAAGGATGTTCTGAACGATAAGACACCTTACGAAAAGATTTACATTGTAAGATCTCTTGTTGCTACCAGAGAAATTGGTTTTCTTCCTGGAGATCATGAAGACAAATCTTCTCTTTACCAGATTCCATATAAGAATATGGTGAAGTATATGTTTGAGATGCCTGATGATGCAGCGTTTGAAATGCTGTATGGTAATCTCAAAACTCAAGGAACAATTAGTTTCTGGAGTACTTCATTCATTCGTGGTACTACACTTGATAATGCTATTGTATTGGTTGATGAATTCCAAAACTTGAACTTCCACGAACTTGATAGTATAATTACTCGTGTTGGTGAAAACTCTAAGATTTTATTCTGTGGTGATGCAACTCAATCTGACTTGATTAAATCTGCAGAAAAGAATGGTATTGCTGACTTCATGAAAGTACTTCGTATCATGCCTTCATTTAATATTGTAGAGTTTGGCCCAGAAGACATTGTTCGTTCTGGACTTGTCAAAGAATACATTCTTGCGAAAATGGAATTGAATCTATGAGTTTTATTCATCATAATTTCTTAGGTGATCTTGAATTAGAAAAGAAAGAAACGAATGGCATCCGTCTCTATAACCTTCCCAATGGAGACTGGGTGCCTTCTATTACGTCTGTCACTTCTTTCTATAACAGACAAATCTTTGTTGAATGGAGACAAAGAGTTGGTATTGAAGAAGCAAATCGTATCACGAGACAAGCTACTGCAAGAGGTACAGACTTCCACGAGGTAGCACAAGACTATCTACTCAATAAAGAACTAGACTGGAATAACTATCTTCCAGCATCTAAGTTTATGTTTCATCATTTGAAACCTGAACTAGATAAGATAAATAACATACATGCTATTGAGCGAACACTCTATTCAGAATACCTTGGTTTAGCTGGTAGAGTTGACTGCATCGCTGAATACGAAGGAGAACTTGCAGTCATTGACTTTAAAACATCCACAAAAATTAAACCTGAAAAGTGGATTGAAAATTACTTTGTCCAGGAAATGTTCTATGCTGCTGCATACTATGAATTGACTGGAATCCCCATTAAAAAACTCATCACACTTATGGTAACTCCTGGTGGTGAGGTAAAAGTATTTGACAAAAGGAACAAAGGGGATTATATTAAACTATTAGTACGTTATATTAAAGAATTTGTACATCACAATACTAGGCCAAATGGAGAATGAACTAGAAAAGGCTCTAGAAAATAAGTTTTTCTGTCCATCAAAGTTTGCACAAGAAATCGAATCTCTTGTTCATGGTGAAGATGGTATGTCGTATATTGATGCTATCATTTACTTCTGTGAAAAGAATAGTATCGATGTAGAGTCAGTACCAAAACTCATTTCAAAACCATTGAAAGAAAAGATTAAGTATGAGGCAATGGAACTCAACTTTCTGAAGAGAAGTTCCAGAGCAAAATTGCCTCTCTGATTTCATTTTGGGGTAAAAAAATCCCGGCAAAAATTTCACTATATTACTTTTTTGATGATGCCGTTCGATGCCTATAAATGCTATCTGTCTTTGAAGAATCACTTCACTAAAGACAGTTATGACTACCACAAGTATTGTGGAAAGAGTCGTGCGACTGTGCAATCTTTCTATAAACGAAAAGATAGATTCTGGTTTGAGAAACTTGCACGAAATAAAGACGATAAAGAAGTAGTTGATTTCTTTGTATCTAACTTTATCACCTGCACTGATCCAAGTAAGCTTTGGATAGGAGAGATGATACGAGAGGGAGAAGATAGATACGTTGCATGGAAGAAAAGAAATCAATCTCTTTCATATGTCTTCAAAGAAGAAATAGAAAGCATTTTTGCTGACAATAATTTTGATTCAATGTTCTCCATGGATGGTTCTAGACATCCACAAATTCTTAAAGAGTATCTAAGAAATAATATTTCAATTGAGACAATGGTGATTCTTGATAATATTCTTGGATTCAGAAATGAATTCGATAAGAAACTTCAGGATCCGGTGTGGCAAACCGTAAGTATGAGAATGAAAAAATATTCTCCCTTCCTACATATAGATGTATTCCGTTACAAAAAAGTTCTTAAAGAGATTGTTCTAGGAGTTAAATGAGTTTCTTCGATTCAGAAGTCGTCCGCGCAGAGATGGCTGAAATCAGTGAGTTACAAGAAGACATTTATAAAAATGTCTTTAAGTTTCCTTCAATGTCAAGAGAAGAAAAACTTGAGCATGTTGATATGTTAGAGAGACTTCTTGATAAACAAAAAGTTCTCTACACTCGTCTGAGTTTATCTGATGATCCTGAAGCAATTCAAATGAAAGAACGAATCGTTGACTCTGCTTCCATGATGGGACTTCCTGCTAATGTTGATATGACTGTTATCTTTAACAACATGTCTCAGATGCTTGAAGTCATGAAGGAACAGATTGACAAGACAGGTTCCGACTTGTAGAATATCGGAGTACACAAAGGCCAAATCCAAACAAATCAAAGGTAATCCAAATGTCTTTCGCAAATCTTAAAAAGCAATCTTCTCTTGGTTCTCTGACTTCCAAACTGGTGAAGGAAGTTGAGAAGATGAATACTACTTCTGGTGGCGGTGATGAGCGCCTCTGGAAACCTGAAATGGATAAGACTGGTAACGGTTTTGCAGTTATCCGTTTCCTCCCTGCACCTGATGGTGAAGAACTTCCTTGGGCAAAGATTTATTCTCATGCCTTCCAAGGTAATGGTGGTTGGTATATTGAGAACTCTCTGACTACGATTGGACAGAAAGATCCTGTGTCTGAGTACAATCGTGAACTGTGGAACAGTGGTATTGATGCTGATAAAGAAACTGTTCGTAAGCAGAAGCGCAAACTGTCTTACTATGCCAACATCTATGTTGTGAAGGATGCTGCTAATCCTCAGAATGAGGGTAGGGTTTTCCTCTACAAGTTCGGCAAGAAAATCTTTGACAAGATTATGGAAGCCATGCAACCAGAGTTTGAGGATGAGACTCCTATCAATCCTTTTGACTTCTGGCAAGGTGCTAACTTCAAACTGAAGATTGTCAAGAAGGACGGTTACTGGAACTATGATAAGTCAGAGTTCGATCGTGTTGCTCCTCTGTTGGAGGATGATGATGCTCTGGAAGCAATCTGGAAGAAGCAGTATTCTCTGACTGCTCTGACTGCACAAGATCAGTTCAAGACTTATGAGCAACTTGAGAACCGTCTGAACATGGTTCTGGGTAAGAAGTCTGCAGCACGTCCTCGTCTTGATGCTGAGGTTGATGATGAGGACAACGATCGTGGTTCTTATTCTCCTGACTTCTCTTCCCGCTCACAGAAGTCTGAACTGCCTGAAGAACTGAGTGCTCAACTCAGCTCTCTTGGTTCTTCTAAGACTGATGAGGATGAAGATGATGCACTGTCCTACTTCCAGCGTCTTGCTGAAGAGTGATGGACACCGCACTTGACGCTTGGATGAATCTAAGTTACGGAGAAGGGTTTCTCTTCTCCCTCTGGATCATCGGCATGTACTACATCAAACTGCGAATGGATCGCAAGTTTGGACGGTGAATTACAATCTACTGATATAATCTAATATTCTCTCCTTTCTTCAGGGTTCCACTTCTATATTGGGTGGAACCCTGTTTATATTTCATAATCTCTTCCATATCATTCAATACAATACTGACATAATCATTCTTGAGTAGAAAGATATTTCTCTTATCATTTTCAATTTTAGATTCATAATCATAGTTAGTAATCGCAGTTGTGATATTAGTTCTGGTTACATAACTTTCTGTTCCAGTATCAAAGAACTCTACAGAATAATTTGAAGGAACAGTAATACCAGCAGGAACTATAGTTCTTCCTCTACTATCTTGAACTTGAATAGTTTCATGGTGATGTGTTCCAAAGAAATTTTCATATGCACCATACTTACTCATAAGGAAGTTCTCAAATGCTTGTTGAGTGAGAGGCCACTCAGTTTGAACATTCAAAATATTGTTTGAAAGAAGAACAATCCAATCTAATGTTTCATCGCCATAAACTTCATAGGCAACATTATCTGGACGATTGTCACCAACAATTTGATACTTGGTGAAGTAGGTTAAGTCGCCAAAGATATCTTCTCTGAGTTTACCTCTCTTGAAAAGATTCTTGACAGTAATGTATTCTGATATATTCTTATCAGAAGTTCTACTGACGTAATCAAATTCTGGAACGTAGCGGAAGTAACTTGGCATTTTAGAATCCTATGTCGTCTTTTCCTATTGCATTTGAATTTGGATTAAATCCTGATATGTCCGAAGTCTTAGAAACTGCATTTCCTTCACTATCAGAATAATCACTATCATAGACTGGATCGAGTTCGGTAAATCTCAATGACATTTCATATGATGTCATTGTTCTCTTTTCATCATTAAATGTCATGTAAGTTCCATCTGGAGTATAGTTCACATCACATGCAGTTAATGCACAGGTTTTAATTCTATTTAATGATGGATGATCCTTAATTTCGTTTCCTTCCTTGTCATAACTCATATACCTAATGTCAAATACGTTAGGTGCTTTTAAGAATACGGAAGTTTCGGTTGTCTTGACTGACATTCCTTGTTTGAAGAAACGAATAATGTTTCTTACCTGTGTTGCTTCTGTAGAATCTCTTGGAGAAAGTCTAAACGTAAACGTAAAAGGACGTAATGAAGGAGCATTAAAAAGCAACTCCATATTTGGATTTAAAATTGCTCCTGATGTTCTTGATAAAAGTCCTTGCAATCCAACTGCTTCTTGAGCTAAGTAAACTTTTAGCGCATCTGAATATGTTTTATTTTCGTTTTTTCTAAGTTCTTTTGCAATACTTCCAAGAATTTTTCCAACATTTGAACCAAGATCTTTAATAGTTGGAGAATTCATCACACCCAATGATGCACCCGCTGCAAATGCTCCCACAGCATTGAGATTGCTTCCTTGCCAATCGACTGAATTACTATCAGTGATTGATGGTTGAATTGGTAGTGTTACTGAACCTTCAATAGTTCCTCCAGATTTTCTTTTAATTGTTTGTTCTCCGAAATTTGGATTTATGATGCTTCCCTCAGAAGTTTTCATTGTAAAGATAATTCTATCTTGTTTGTTACTCTCTAAGTCTTTTGGATAATAATATGTTCCATATTTTGTTCTTACTTTTGCTTCTCCTACGTTAATGTCTATTGGCGCTAGTTCTCCTCCTACTATAGCATCAATTTCAGCCTGCTCATCACCTAGATTCCTGCTTAAATTTGTTTGATTTTGTGTTGTACTTGTTACGTCAATATTTTCTGCATCTGCTATAGCGTTATTTGCATTTGCAGTTACAGTTGTAAGTGGAGTTGATTTGCCATTATTATAATTTGCTAGTTCTTTGTTTAAATCGTCACCAGTATATTCAGTTGGTTGAAATTTTCCTTCAGAATCTAGTTCTGCAACTCTTCTGTAGTATTTAAATTCATCTACAGTGGTGCTTGAACCGGGTTCTATTGGAACTTTTTTGGAAGTGGTAGTTCTATTGTTCTCATTGTCTACCGCATCATACGTTTCTTTGTCAACTTCAACATAATAATTTACAGTAGCAGATTTACCTTCTTCAACTCCTTTTATTACATTACCATCTTTCGTATATGTTGATTCGGTAATACCAGTCAACCTTGTCCCGCCGACTGTAATTCCAAATGGTTTAGATACCGCTGTCTTTACTTCTGCCACAATAGCGTGTTTTTTATTTATTTATAGGACAGTTCTGAAGTATGCATAACCAATGTCACGCAAGTCATTTAGTTCACTAGCTCTAACAGAATGCAACTGTCCTGGTATTTCTTCCCAAGTATAATTTCTAAACTTACCCCAGTGATAGTTGAGTCCACGAAATCCCCACCTCTGTATATCAACACATGCAATTAGTGGATGCTGATCGTATTCAAACCCCTTTGTCTTTGCATTGTATATAAAGGTATAATAATCTCCCACATCAGGTATCATTTGAATATCAGTAAGTAGTTCTGTAATCATAAGCATTCTATCTTCAGGATTACTTATTGCTCTAATTTGTTCTTTGTATGGAGCAATCCGATTAGAACCTACCTCTTCTGCAAACTGAAACTCATCAAACTCTTCTCTTTCTCTTCTTTGTTTTAGTGTCTTTCTTGGCATTACTTGATACCTAATTCTTTTTCTGTTACGATTTTAAATTCAATCATTCTATCGTCGCAGAATTCTTTTGCTGCTTTCCACTTAGCTTGATTGACAGCATAAGTTTGACACTCATAAATGTAAGATTTAGTCACTCTTGTTTTTTTCTTTGGAGGAACTGTTTGTCTTTCGGGTTTGACTTCTACAATATAAGTTTTAATCTTGCCAGTGCTCTCTTTTACCTTTATAATAAAGTCAGGAAAGTATCTGTGAATGCGATTATCAACTGGAGAAATGTATGGAATACAGAACTCTTCTGAACCCCATGCAACAATACTTTCGTTTAAGTCACACCACTTACAAAACTTTCTTTCCCAACTACTCCTACAAATAATATTGTTAGGATCTCCTTTATATTTTTTTGGATAAGAAGGTTTGTATTTGCTCTTTATACTTTCTCCCATTTATCCTGTCTACATAATATACCGGTAAAAGTATTTATAGGTTGCATGGCAGCGACAACTCCATCAAAAAAAGTTTTAGCAGATTTAAAGGCAAGCATATTAGCACCTGCACAAACATCTCATTTCTTGTGCCAATTTCAACCACCAGGCGATGCTACCAGAGGAGTTGTACAATGGTTGAACCAGAGGAGAGATGCTGGACTAGGAATTCCTTATGATGGCAATTCAGAATTCTTCAACTTGTCATGCTGTGATGCATCTCTTCCTGGTTCAACATTGGCAACTCATGAAATTAATAATGACTTTAGTGGTGTAACAGAAAGACATGCATATAGAAGACAGTATGATGATAGAGCAGATTTTACTTTTTATGTTGATAACAATTATTATGTGATTCACCTCTTTGAAAATTGGATGTCTTATATTGTCAATGAGCAAAGAACTAGTAGTGAACAATCTGGACCAGGAATAGACAAATTAAATCACTCATATAGAGTTAACTTTCCATCCGATTATAAAACAGACAATCTTTATATAACAAAATTTGAAAAAGACTATGCTGGAAAATCTTTACAGTATCAATTCATAAATGCTTTCCCTATTAGTATCAATTCAATGCCAGTTTCATACAGTGATTCTGAACTTTTAAAGTGTACTGTATCATTTACATATAGTAGATACATAATTACTTCTGGTGATTTTGATCCCTTTACAAATCCTGAATTTGGAGTAGATAATGCGGGAACACTTAATTCTGTTGCAGAATCTTTAAGTACAAACCCATTTGGAAGTTAATAACTAAATAACCATACTGAAACATCTATAGGACATTATGCCTTTACCAAAGATTGCTACGCCAACATATGAGTTGGAATTACCTTCTACTGGAAAACCCATTCAGTTCAGACCTTTTCTAGTTAAGGAAG